TGCGAGCACCAGCCTGACATGGGACACGGACCACTTCGAGGGCGTGCTGAACATCAACACGGAGCAAATGAATGATGCGCTGGACGCGTCAAGCTCTGGCGAGATTTCGTCCACGTTGGAAGTTGAGCTTGGCAATGGCACCGATGAGGCGACGTTTCAACAGGCCGTTACCATTCGCGACGAAGTTCTTACCGCAGACGGCGGCTTGCCCGTGGACAACACGGAGAGCCTGTTTGCCGACTGGCTTGAACTCGCGTTGACCGATTCCAATTCAATCGAATGGCGACGGACGGCCAACGATATTTACGGCGACGTGCGGCGGACTCCACTGGGGGGAATTTTTGAGGACACAGACGGGATTTTTGTCCGCCCGTTTATTGACGCGCCGCTGCTGTTCGCAGGGCTTTCCGTTTCGCTGTCAGGCGCGGGCGCACCAACCTACACGGCCACGCCTAGCAGCCAATCCGATACCGAAGTTGTCGGCGGCGAGTCTGGCAAATACTACCTCGCGCGCGTCAAAGTGGTAATCACGGCGGAACAAACCGGCTACACGGGCGGAACTCAAAAGCTAGGCGATAACACGCGATTCTATCGCGGCGGAACGCCTCCCGCCGGTAACGAAAACCGCGTCACGCTTGGGGATGGCACCAGCACCTACGTTTTGAACTGGGCGGCGAGCAGCAGCGCGGCGCTGTTCACCGCGACGTATTACGCGGACGTGATTGTAGCCAGTGGCGTCACGCTGACGCTGACCATCAACTCGGTTGACGGCACGATGGTTGGCACGTCTCAGAGTTGCGCGGTGACGCTTGAACAGGCGGCGGAAATCCCGAATATCTACACAAAACTGGCCGCGCTTGAAGCGTTGACGTGGACGAATAACACGCTGCCGATTTTCACGGGTTCAACGACGGTTTCGACGGTGGCGAGTTCATCGTTTCAGGCGGCGGACGCGGAGTTGTCGGCAATCGCTGGGCTTACCAGCGCAGCGGATACGTTCCCGTATTTCACCGGCAGCGGTTCGGCGGCTCTAGGCACGGTAACATCGTTTGCGCGAACGCTGTTGGATGATACGACGGCAGCGGCGGCGCGGACGACGCTTGGAGTTGACGCCAGTGGAGTTAACCTGCCGCTTGCGGGCGGCACGATGACCGGCCAAATCAATTTCAGCGGGACAAATCATGCGGGCATCAAGCTGATTTCGTTGACCACCGCAGAGCGTGACGCGCTCACGCCGGCCAACGGAATGCTGATTTACAACACGAGCAACGCTCGGGCTGAGCAATACACATCCGGGGCTTGGGCGCCGGTTTCGTCATCAACAGCTTCCATCACTCTCTACGATGAAAACACATCGACATATACTCCTCCGCAGGCAACAGGGACAAACACGGTTGCGATTGGAGATGCCGCGGTTGCAAAGCGAGAAAACGAAATCTGCTTTGGGTTTGGCGATGCAAGCTGCAAGCAGTCGCTTGTCACACTGATAGCCTCAACCACCGACGCAACGCAAACGGAGATGCTGGCGGCTGGCGGCGGTTATCTGAGGGTGTTCACCAACTCCAGCGTAATCGGCGTCAGTGGCAGGATAATCGCAGTAAGGCACAGCGGAGGCGAGTTGGTTTCAGCAACATCATGCTACGACTGGCGATTTGATGCGCTTGTTTCAGCCAAGGGGACCACAGATATTCAGCTTGTTGGTGACGTTGAACTTTCACCTAGGGAAGGAGTTTCGACATCCTACACGGTCTCAATTGACACAACCGGGACCGGAACAAGTTCAAGGCTTCGGATACGAGTCACCGGGGCGTCATCTGAAAATGTCCAATGGACCGCGCATTGCAGAATTGACGAGAATTTGATATGAAAACCATCATCCTCCTAATCCTCTCCGCCTTCACGGCGTTCGCGGCGACGACTTACCCCGTGCTCACGGATAACGCCAACCGGACGTTTTCGGGCGGGGCGACGAATCTGGCGCTGCTGAACACGAATCAGACTTGGACCGGGACGCCGACATTTCCGGCTGGCGTCTTCCCGGCGAACAACATCAGTCGAAGGATTCTTTGGTCAACAAATGGGCTGTTTTTCAATTCACTTATTGTGAATGCTGCTGCTGACAGGACAAACTCTGGCGATTATTCTACCATCACTCAGGGGTTTAAGGTGACTGTTCCAGCCCTGCTAAGTTCAAACAGCATTGTCACTGTTTACTACCACGCCCAACCAACAAATCTTAACGCCGGAGTTGCAACCATGTGGGTTTATGCTGGTGACAACACTAATTACATAAACTCCACTGTTGCCCAGCAAGCAGGGAACTATGCGCCAACTATACTCGCCTTTACGCTACTTAAAAATTATGGCTCGTGGACAAATCAAGCGCAACTGAACGTAACTGATGGGGCTCGTTACAATTATGTTCCTAATTTCAAAGTTGACACATCAGTTCCGTGGCAATTCTATATGGGCTTCACCACGGCAAACGCTGCTGGATTCACTAATCTGAATACATATAACATCTCGCTAGAGGAGCAAATTTTACCATGACCCGCTTCGCCCTACTCCTAGACCTGCGAGCGCAACTCTATTTCTGGATTGCGACCGGAAGCGCGTTTCTTGTTCAGACGGAAGCCATCACCCAGCTTGACGACTGGACATGGATTCAATGGGCGAGGACTGGGATCGGCAGCCTGATTTCAGGCGCGACGGCGCTGCGAGCCTACGTTGACCAATCACTCACGAAAAACACACCATGAAACCCATCCTCGCCGCTCTCACGCTCTGCCTGCTCGCCGCCTGCGTCACCCCGCGACAGGGCCAGACCGTCGAGATTCGCGCCGAACAGGTTCTAGCCGTTTCGCTGTCAGCCTTGGATTCATTCACGGCCTTTGAGCATCGCCGCCGCTCCGACGTGCCCGCGCTGGTGCGCGACGTGGCTTACCGAGTGCGCTTGGAAGCTCCGAAGGCGTTGGACTCAGCCAACGCCCTTCGCCTTGCCTACAAGGGCAACAGGAACGCCGAGAACCAAGCCGGGCTACTGACTGCGCTCGCCGTTGTCGAATCCTTGGTTTCCGAAATCCGCGTGTGGGTGCCTGTAACTACTAAGTCGCCTCAAAATAGTAGCAACTTAGTAATTGATGACTTGATCCGCGAGTCCCGCGCATCGCAAACCGTGACGGCGCAATCATGGGTTGCCCTTGTCCCCGTATTCGTGGATTTGGCACGCGAGGTTTTCGCCGTCGTGAACCGCACGCGGGAGGCCGTGAAGCAAGATGCCGAATGGACACTTGCCGAGGAGGCCGACTTTGCGGTAAAACTCGCGGCATTGAAAACGGCTGAACATTGGAGGCGCTGAATGCCCGCGACTCACGACCCCGTAAATCATCCGAAGCACTACACCGGCCATCCGTCCGGCGTTGAATGCATTCAGATTACCGAGCACATGAATTTCTGTTTGGGCAACGCGATGAAATACATTTGGCGCGCAGGCGAGAAGGGCGACGCGCTGGAGGATTTACGCAAGGCCAGATGGTATTTGGACCGCGAAATCAAACGCCGGGAGACGGCTTGATGCTATGCCAGAAAAACCCCGTTCAATCATTGAAGAGCTGCGGAAATGGAGCGTCACTGGCATGGTTGCGCTGCTGATTTTTGCGGGCAAATCCACCATCCGCGACGTGGTTCGGGAGGAAATCGGCGAACTCCAACGCACTGTCCGCCGCCTTGAAATTCAGGTGGCAACACTTGAAGCCAACGCGGGCGTGCGGGAGCGGGCGCAGGACAGGCGGTTTAACCAAAATTGCGAGGAATGATCGAAATCACGCTTTTTGATTCGACGGATGAAATCGTCAAGGCTTGCGGTTACGAGCCGCAATTTATGGACATGCCCGGCGCGGTGTCGCTGATTGTCCCGTCGGACGATTGGTTGCTTGACGATTTTTTCCCCTACTGGCTGAAATGGAAAACCGAACTCGGCCTTGAAGAAGGCGGGCGCTACCAGCCCGGCTCCGGCATGTGTGAGTGGATTTCCCGCGAGTTGCTTCAACGCCTCGCTGTTTGCGCCCGCAAGGCGTTGCCGGGCCGGGACGTGAACCCGGCAGCGTTTGAAGTTCGCCTTGGCATTCCGCCGGGCTTTGTGTTAAACGGTGTCACCGATGGTGGCCACGCGCCGATTCTGATTTGCACTCACGATGAAAACCAAGCTCGTCAATGGTGGATTATGGAGTCTCAGTCTTGGACGCTCGCCGAACTCCGCACGCCCCTCAAAGATGCTCTGGCTGGTGGTTGTCGCGTCGTCACTGTTGTTGACTAGCGGCTGCCAGACGGACAACGGCGAACCAATGCGGCTCCCGCGCGCGCCCGTGATGCGATGAAAGCGACCGCACACGCCGTCATACGCGACAGGCTGTTAGCCA